GTTCAAGCAGAAGGGCGCGGGCGTTATCGTGCTGTCTGCGGGCCATTGCTATGTCGATGGCGTTGTCCTGGTGCCACTTTTCGTTGAAGAAAGCTCCTGTCTGAGTTTTGCTCATGGCTTCTCCTTTAATTGTCGAACCAAAATACGATTCGAGTCTGCTTGCCGCGCTTCTCAAGCTCCTCCATTGCGGCGATAACGGCCCAATACTCTGCGTCTGGCTTATAAAATTGCTCTAGCTCCGAACATGCGTTGAGGGCTTTGCGGAACTCCGCGAGGGTAAGCCAGCTATGTGAATGGTAGTCTGGATGGCTCACCCATCTTTTGCTTTCGTCTCTCCAGCGCGATTCTCCTCGAACCACCCACCCTTCGGCCTTATCTCTATTGGCCCATTCGCTCGTTTCGGGTCCGAGATATACCCAATAGTCCTCTTGTGCCGCATAACTAGCATCTTCAGGATAGCCGCGCGGCGGCGAGACGGAGTTTTTGGATTCCCCGCGCACTCCCGCCAGACTCTCAAATACTCCATAGTCTCGACCCGGATTCATGCGCCCTCCGAAGCTCTGCCACCGCGAATCAAACTTTCGGTACTCAATATACAGATGAATGTCACATCCCATCTTTTCTCTCCTTTGTTTCGGGGCTGGTGTCTTTTGGGGAAGGCCATCCAGCCCCGCTTGGTGTTCTCTCTGTGTTGAACGCAGGATAGGGCAGAGCCCCAAACTTGTCAAGAAAATTCGCTTGACAATATATTAGGAATATATTACCGTTTGGACATGAGAAGAACCGAGTGGAAGAAGCCAGTCAGTTTCACCCTTGCCAAACACCTGTTTGACGAACTCAAGGAAATGGCCGAGTACAGCGTTCGGAGCCGCACCGAAATCGTGGAAGAGGCCATCCACAAGCTGTATAAATCTTGGAAGCGAAAGCTGAACGGAGCCTAATATGACACCTGTGATTGATGAACGCTGGGAAAAGCTAAAGACCCTATCGCTGAAAGCTGGGTCGCACTCGCCGGATTCTACCTTTTGCGTTATGGAAGCTGTGGCTTTTGTAGCTGGCGAGGCATGGAGCGATCACCCGCAGTGTGCCTGCCCGGTAATATCTGCGTTCCTGCGCTCATGGAATGATGGTCTGCCTTCCGATGCGGAGCGCAACCGACTTTTGAAGGAGTTGATTCCTTCGCTGGTCGGTACTCGTAATCAGGCTGTCGAGCGAAAACGTTCGCTAATGGCTGCGGATTGGCTCATTCGTACCCACACACCCGCTTGGCTGCGCCTCGCGGGACTGATTGCTCAGGCTGAAAGGTTGGAAGCTCTGCCTGAGATTACGGACATGGCGCAGTATCCTTCGCTCAAAGGTCCAATAGAAGCTGTCCGTCAGGATGCTTACGCTGTGTGGGACGCTGCGGGGGCCGCTGCGTGGGCCGCTGCGAGGGACGCTGCGTGGGCCGCTGCGGGGGCCGCTGCGTGGGCCGCTGCGAGGGACGCTGCGGGGGCCGCTGCGGGGGCCGCTGCGTGGGCCGCTGCGGGGGCCGCTGCGGGGGACGCTGCGTGGGCCGCTGCGGGGGCCGCTGCGGGGGACGCTGCTGAAAAGAAGCTCGCCCCTACCGTAGAACACTTGCAACAGTCCGCGCTTGCTCTGGTAAAGCGCATGATTGAGGCGAAGCCATGACCCGCCGCACTCCCCGCCAAGCAGCCGCCTGGCACATGGTAATAGGCGTACTGGTCATTCTAGGCACGTTCGTTGCGCTGAGTCTGGTGATCGGTTGCGACAATGCAAAGCCGAATTACATGATGCTGCACGTTGAAACGCCGAACGCAAGTTGGGATGTCTGCGAATACAATTTCGGCGTTTGGGTAATGAACGGCAACGGCGACAAGCTGGCGGTTGCTTCTCCGTTTACTGTTACGCAGACCAGGACTTTATGCGATAGGCAGGTGAGGCCATGAACTTGCTAGAGATGAAATTCTCCGAGGGCACGGTTCGATACACTGATAAGTTCCAGATCGTTTTGGAGGGCTCTCTGTATCCGCGTCAGCTCCAAGCGGCCAACCAAATCATCCAGATTTATAAGGAAGTTACGAAGCAAGACAAGGGAACAAGCCATGAGCCAACTCAGCAAGGAAGAACTAGAAAAGCAGTGCAAAGGCCTGCGCAGAATGATTAACCGACTTAGCAATCACGCGAAGAAAATGGAGAGCCGCGCAGCCAAAGCTGAAAACAGACTCAAAGAGATAGAAAATGCCACGCGGCGCTAAGATGGACCTAACCGTGACTTCTAACTTGCGTGAGGCCCGCATCTTTGAGGATGAGCGTTCTTTCGTTTCTCTCGACGGACATCTTTTTCTACGGGGCTTGGACAAGAGCAAGGTCCGCAAACAAGTTTTCATTAAGCACAAGGACCGCTGCGTGATCTGTGGGCACATGCTAGACCGGTACGCCAGAAAATTCGCTACGAGTTGCGGGGCTTGGCATCACCCGAAGAACTGCGATTGCGTCGGATGCTCGGAACTTCGCTGCGACGTTACTACTGGGCGTCCTTGTCACGCGCATCTAACCGCTGGTTTTGAGAGGGTGGCTCCGGTAGAGGAGTCGGAAAGTTTCTCCCAGGACGCGGGGCATCCCTTCGGCGTACAGGATGATGAATTGGATCAGTAAAGATTACGCAGTGGGCCTAAGACACCCTGCGGATAAGAGGGCCAGTGACCGTTAAACCGGTGTGCTCATCCGCTGGCCCTCAAAAGTTTTGAAAGGAGCGACAATGACCGACGAAGCAAAGACAGCCGAGATCGTGCAGCACGCACCGAATATGTATGACGAGCCGCGCAGCATCACGCCTATGGAATTGCTGGAGATGGCAGTCAGCAAGGGCGCGGACATCGACAAGCTGGAAAAGCTGATGGATCTGAAACTTCGCTGGGACAAAGAAGAGGCCAAGAAGGCGTTCGTGAAAGCGATGAACGCTTTCAAGGCAAATCCTCCCGAAATCATTAAGAACAAGCACGTCGCCTACAAGGAAGTGCGTTACAACTACGCCACGCTCGCCAATGTATGCGATCAGGTGACAGGGGCGCTCAGCGAGCACGGCATTTCGCATCGCTGGCGCACGGAACAGCCCTCGGAAGGGCTCATCCGCGTCACCTGCATCCTCACGCATGACATGGGGCACAGCGAGGAAACGACGCTTGCTGCAGGCCCCGACACCACCGGCAGCAAGAATGCGATTCAGGCTCTTGGCTCTGCGGTGAAGTACTTGCAGCGCTACACCCTGCTGGCCGCAACGGGCCTTGAGGCTGGAGACGGAGACAATGACGGCCAAGGCTCTCCGAAATGGGACAAGCTGCAAGAATACCTGGATTCCATGTCCACCTGCCCGAACCTGGAGGCCCTACAGGCCACTTTCAAGGCTGGATGGATTGAAGCGGTGAAGGCGCAGGACAATGCCGCGATGAAGGCTCTTGTCGAGGCCAAGGATGCTCGCAAGGTCGCTTTGGTCAAGGAGCATATCGCATGAGCAAAGAATACCCATCGAACTACTCGTTCTGCGATCAGAACTCACCAGAATGGCTCACGCTGCGAATAGGGCAGGTCACGGCGAGCAGAGTTAAAGACGTGGTGGCAAAGCTCAAGAAGGGCGGAGAAAGCGCCGCACGGGCTTCCTATAAGCTGGAATTGCTGGCTGAGGTGCTGACCGGTCGTGCCACGGACCACTACGTCTCGCAGGCAATGGACTTCGGCAAGGAGAACGAGCCCCTGGCCCGCACGATGTACGAGCTGCAGAACTCCGTGGACGTGGTTCGGGTGGGCTATGTCCGGCACGCATCCATCCCCCGCTCGGGGTGCAGCCCGGACGGACTTGTGGGCGATGAAGGCTTAGTCGAATTCAAAGTTCCTAACACCACGACGCACCTGGAATACCTGCAAGCGGATGTCGTGCCAGAGGAATACAGGCCGCAAATGATGTGGCAAATGGCGTGCACGGGGCGGCTCTGGTGCGATTTCGTGAGCTATGATCCCCGCCTGCCGGCCGATTTCGGGCTGTTCATCAAGCGATTCGAGCGTGACGAAGAGGCCATATGCCAGATGGAGAAGGAAGTAGAGACGTTCATAGCAGAGCTGAACGCGATGTGCGAGAAGCTGCTCAAAGGCCGACCTGCACCGACTGCCGAGAATCCGGCTGCACCTGGTCCGCCGAAAGCTATCTTGCCCGACTGGCAGCCTGTGAGCGATTCAAAGTAGCAGTTGCAGGGAGGATTTGGAGATGACGTCACAATATGTAGTGGCCAATGTTGATCAGCACCACTACTAATTGTGGCCACCAGTTATTAAGGTCAAAAGCGCGGGCGAGCAAAGGCAAAAGATGAAACCGTACTACGAAGAGGACGGCATCACGATATACCACGGGGATTGCAGGGAAGTAGATTTCCGTGGAGATTTGTTGCTGACCGACCCGCCATATGGAATCGGAGCCGCAAAGAATCTACGCGCGAATAAGCAGCATGGGGCTGCGCTTGCACCAAGCAGGGATTACGGGGCAGCGACATGGGATGACGCACCCTGCTCCGATGAATTGCTAACGATTTGGCGCGAGCGATGTAATTTTCAAATCATCTGGGGCGGAAACTATTTCCGATTGCCACCGATGCGCGGATGGTTGGTATGGGACAAGCAGAACGGAGACAACGGTTACGCCGATTGCGAGCTTGCGTGGACAAGTCTCGACACGGCAGTAAGACTAAAACGCTACCAGTGGATGGGAATGCTTCAGGAGCACATGGAGCGCAAGGAAGAGCGTATGCACCCAACGCAGAAGCCCTTGGACATAATGCTTTGGTGCATCCAACTGGCCCCGGAAACGTGCGATAAAATCATTGACCCCTTCATGGGCAGCGGCACCACACTCCGCGCAGCCAAAGACCTAGGCCGTCGCGCCATCGGCATCGAAATCGAGGAAAAGTACTGCGAGATAGCCGCGAAAAGGCTTGCACAGAAGGTGTTCTCATGGTAGCTTTCTCTGTCTGTCGTGAAGTAAACCATCCAGGGGTCGAGTACCACGATACTCGGCCCCGCCTCTTCGTGGAGGGGTTCTTGAGCTTCAAAGCCCAACAGTGGGTATTGGAACAAGAGGATGTGAAGGGCGTTGACAAGTGGGTTTTGTTCGTTCTTGCCTTCCGCGATAATCATGACGAACCGCACGGTTGCTACCCCTCTTTCAATCGCATGGCGAAGGACTGCGGACTTGACCGGCGCACAATAATCCGCGTTCTCAATCGGCTGGAAGTATCAGGAAAAATAGCAAGTTCCCCTCGCAAGAAAGTCAACGGCGATCCAAGCTCCAATTATTATAGTTTTCCACAGGTCTGGAAGGTGGTTGAAAAGAAGGTAGTGGCACACGGCCACCAGGGTAGTGGCACACGCGGCAAAAGGGTAGTGGCACAGCGCCACCCTAACCTTCTTAAGACATTAACAAAAAGAGAACCTTCGCGCTCCGCGCTACCAGAACTTCCTCCTGAGGAGCAAAAGCAATTCCAAAACAACTTCCTCGCAACGATGAGGAAAATCATGGGAGATAAAAGCCTATGAATCAAGCCAGCCTATTCGACGCAGTATCCCGGCGCACAGACCCCGACACAGCGAAGCAAGCTGCGGAAGTGGTGAACACGGCGAAGCTTGAATCGGAAATCCGCTATGCCCTGAACGAATTCGGGCCTATGACATCCTTTGAAATCGCGGAGCGTTGCAGGCGAGCTCTGGTTTCGATCAGCCCCAGACTCAAACCAATGCGACTCAAAGGCCTGGTAGCTGACACGGGCGAGCGCAGAGCTGTTGCTGGACACCGGGAAGCGATCGTGTGGAAGGCCTTGTGAGAGCTAAAAACGATGCGCCGGATTTAATGGCCGTGCACTTGGCTGAATTGGGCCTCGAGTTCCGCCGCGAAGTAAGATTCTACGCAGCGCGGCAGTGGCGAGCGGACTTCGAGATTATCGAGCATGGCATCCTGCTGGAAATTGAGGGAGGCGTCTGGAGCGGAGGGCGGCACTTGCGGGGAATGGGCTTCGTTCATGACTGCGAGAAGTATAACACGGCAACGATGCTCGGCTATCGCGTACTTAGATTCCCGACTGCCGAGATTCTGAACGGCGATGCTAAGAAATTCTTGAAGGAGTGGCTGAAATGCGCAAAAAGAAAGTGAAGAAATCCATGAAATGTCCGGCCTGCGATTTCAGCATAGCAGCCCTTTCTGACGCCTCTGCCCAATTCCAGCAGGCAGACTCCGCCCTGCGAGCGGAAGTGCTGCAAACGGCTTGCCTGCGCGAAGAACTGGCACTCTGGAAGCGTATCTGGACAGAAGATTCCCGCCATTGGTCCAAGCAGGCATTAACTCAGGCTGATTTGCTCGCTGCGCTGGTCGAAGGCAACAAAGCCCTACGCGCAGCCCTGGACAAGCACGAGCTGTTCCACGTCAAATCGAGGGAGCTACGCGCATGACTAACCAATGGGCAGAGACAAAGAGGCAGCGGCGCTTCAACTGGCAGGCAGCCCTGGTTATCGTGGTGCTGCTGACCGCGGCCATTCTGGAAGCACGCTGGCTGTGGAGCATGGACTGGAGCTTTCTTGCGGATTGGGCGAGATGGAGGTAGATAACGCATAGTAGATTCATAAAGGAGAACTTTAAGTGGCAAAAGGCGGATGGACATCAGAAGAGAAGCGAGCGATTCTGGCCGATGTGAAGAGGCAAGAGTTCGACCGGGGGTTTCTGGCTGGAATAGCGGCGGCTTATGAGAAAACGCAATCTTGGGGAGACCAATGCGCGGGCGGTTCTGGTGGAGAAATAGTCCCGAGTGGTCCTAGCAAGGGGCAGAGATACGGTGAGGGCTATTACAACCTTGCCGAATCAATTTTGGCAATCAAGCCAGCACACGGAATGCGTGGTTCTGGTAGTTAATGCTGCATTGGGCTCGGCTGCGCTGACGGTGCAGGATCTTATGTGGTGGAAGTGAACGGCGGAACTTGAAATCACTCCGCTAAGAGAGCGTTTGGTGCAGGAGCATTAGAAGTTACTCTGCGGTTGGAGGGGAGAATGGCAATTAAGTACGAACTGGATATTTCTAGGCAGGAGCTGCAGGACACCGTTGTTAGCGCGTTAGTGGAGAAGCTGTCCGGCGAATTGAGCGACGACATTGAACAGAGAGTGCAGGACGAGATTAGGAAAAAGCTCCAAACTCAGATCGAGAAAAAGCTAGACAAGCTGATAATGCCTCTCGTGAAAGCCAAGCTGGACAACCTGACGATTCCTCAGACGAACCGGTACGGAGAGGCCAAGGGTGATCCGATGACTTTCATAGAATACGCCACCAAATCAGCCGAGAACTATATGTGCGAGAAAGTAAATTATGAAGGCCAAACCCAGAACGAGAGAAACGGCTACTCGTGGACCGGAACACAAACGCGCATTACTCATCTGGTTCATCAGCATCTGCACTACTCGATTGAAACTGCGATGAAGAAAGCTCTAACGGATGCTAACTCGCAAATCGTGAAGGGCATTGAAGAAACCTGCAAGCTGAAACTGGCCGAGATTTCCGCTTCGATGAAAGTTAATGTCACGCACAAATCTTGAGCGAGGGAAGCTGAAACTGCGGAGCACAACCCATATGTCGAAGGCGAAGCTGCACTTAAAGCTTAAATTCCGTGTCCGGGGTAGAGGTGAGGGTGATGAGCGGCGCTACAGTGTTAGAGAAAATTCTGCTGGTGCTATGCGTATCGGTCTTGGCGGCAGGAGTGATTACCGGGGCGATCTTTGTGTTGCTCAGGATTTTCTGCCCGCGCGTGTTCGACGAAAAAGCGGAGCAAATTGACAATCCGCGCTGTTACTGCCCAGACTGCGGTGCCGACATGGGATTCTTTTACAACAACCGAATCGTGCTGAAACGCGAGCCCGAGGAGCCCACTCGATGAACAGGCCGAAAAGAATTCAGCGAAGGAGAGCGAAGGGCTGGCGGATGCCTGAGAACGCAGTCTACGTGGGCAGGCCGACGCGCTACGGCAATCCTTTCATCGTTGGCAGAGACGGCACGCGAGAACGTTGCGTAGAGCTTTATAGCTTCTTAGCGCAAGGCTATCTCTGCCTCTCAAGCAATGCTCGCCATGACGATCAGACCAGGGCTCACCGAGCGATGCAAGCAGCCAAGAAGTACCTTCGCGGCAAAGACTTAGCCTGCTGGTGTCCCTTGAATCAACCATGTCACGCAGACGTGCTGCTACAAATCGCGAACCAACCGGAACCCACTCGATGAATCAATCTAAGCAAGCGGCGGGACATGAGCCAGAGTGCGTCGGATGCAGACAGCAGCTTTCAGAGAGCGAATTTGAGCACTATGAGAATCACCCCAACCAGGAGCGGCTTTGCGTTCGCTGCTTCAAGGAATCGAGGGCGCGATGATGACCAGAGAAAAATTGTCGAATGGCTTGAAGGCACACCACTTCGTTCGGATGACCCCCAAAGACCGATTTTCCGATGAGCTAAATTATGAATGTATGTGCGGCGCAGAATTCGAGAGCGATGCGCAGTTGTGCGAACACCAAGACCTGCATTTGCGGATTTATCTTGGCATTAGAGAACGTCCCGCGGAGAAAAAGCTATGACCGAGGTAGTGCAACCAAACCAATGTACCTGTCCCGAGCACAGCATGGCTGTCGAAGTTGCACACGTAACCTGTCCGGTGCATGGCGTGTCTGCTCAATCTAAGCAAGAGCGACAACTTACCCGCGAAGAAATGCTGCGAAAGTTGTCTGAGGATTGGCTGGAAGTTGGAACGACTGGCAATGGACTAAGGCCAGATTCAAATATCCCAGCCGTTCGCGGAGTTTATGAATACTGCGGAGACATGCTTAGGCAATACCTACATTATGCCGCGCCCGCAGCCCAACTTCCTGCCCAGGTAGCGCCAGCGCTTGAAGAGAAGATGTCCGTGGATGCGGAGGATGAACTAATGCGAAAGTTCCACGAAGCCCACCCAGAGATTGAGGCTCTTGAACGTGCCGCCGCCCCGGAGCACTCCATAGCCCCCACGAAGGAGCAGCGCAGCGAATTACTGGAACTGGCGAACAAGCGCATTCAGGAACTTTCAGTGAAGCTGGAGCAGCACACCGCCAGTCTAGCGAAGGCGCGAGCTGATGAAATTGAGCAGTGTGCCGTTGAAGCGGGAGAGCGCAGCCCAGAAGGTGTATCGAGTCATACGATGCTTGGCGATATGTGGGATGAGCGGATTCGTGCGCTGCGCCTCACTGCCCCAGGAAGGAGCGTGGAATGATCCGAAGACGCAAAAACGCTTTAGAGCTATTCCAGATGCGCCTTGAGAATGGAATTCTCGCGCTCTTTGAAGACGAAAACGGCAATTATATTCCGCCAGAGAAAGAACGTGAAGAGTGGGAAAGGCTCACAGGAAAGAGCGCCGCGCCCAGCCTGAGTTCGGGGGCGGAGGAGGGAGAAGGTGATGTTCAAAATCTATGACAATAGCAAAATTGAGAAGCAGGTGACGGCGGCGCAGAACTTGGAATCGGAGCGCAGGGCGTGGTGTATCGGCCAAGCAGTTTTTATTGACGAGACACGACCAGAGAATCTAATCGCGCTGGCGGAAAAAATCTACGCCTACGTGTACGGAGAGCGACCGTGACCCGCCCTCCGTGGCTGTGGGGTGCGCTGGGTGCTGATACAGACGTACAGGAGCAGTCCGATGGCAAATAGGAAGCGTAAACGAAGATTCGCGGTCGGTGACAAAGCCTTCTGCGTCCTATGCAAGAAAACCATGACCGTGACAGCCATCGCCGATTGGGAAGGCGAACCAATGTACGGTCTGGATGGCGAAGACCCAGCGCAGGAAGGACAAGGGCACACGAGCAGGGAATTGCGGAAGCGCGGCCCCGTGCCCGCACCTCAGTCTTAAAGGAGAGCCCGATGACACACTCCAGCCAAGGAAGGCCCTGGACGCGCATCGAGGCCGCGCATACAAAGGCTCTTGAGGCTGGAACAGCTCCCCATTGTGTTTATCACGTTGGAACTGCGATGGTTCTAGTATCAGCCACAGGCTTTCGTTGCCCTGTGGTATCGTGTCCATGCTGCTCAGGCAGAACCGTTTCGGAGGAAGATGATGAGTGAGAACGGCGAAGCACCAAAGGTAGCAGAATCACCCAAGTGCGTCTATTGCGATGCGAACCCGATGGCAATCTGCTCCAAAACAATACCGGCGAATAACGGCTTAGTCCTAGGACTCGTGTGGTGTGCTGGCTGCGGCAGTCTCTACTCGGCAATGGTGATCGGACAGCAAGCTCCGATGCAACTCCCGCATCTCAAGGGAAACTCGCGATTGATAATTTGATTGCAATATAGGATACTCCCTGACTGTGACTTTGAATAATCAAGCAGAATCAAACGAATTCAAACAACGCGGCGGAAAGCGTCCCGGCGCTGGCCGCAAGAAGGGAACCATCGAGCGCATCACAATTGCCAAGCAAGCAATCGCTGATCGCGTGTTTGATTACGTGCAACAGAAAACCGGCCAATCTCTTGTAGACCTTTGGTTTCCCCTCGTTACTTCCGAAGAGCCTCTAGTACGCATCAAAGCCCTTTCCTACATGACCGATCGCTTGGAAGGCAAGGCGCGAGAAACCATCGTCCACGAAGGCAATATCAACCACACACTTACCGATTCCGACCGCGAAGCAGCAAAGAACGTGATTCAGCGCCTGTTACCAGCCAAGCCTGCGATAGAAGTGGATGGAGAGGTGATTCAGTGAGCCAGATTCAGCCGATGCCGTGGGGATATGGTGGGAGCTTGCCAACGCTTCAAGAGTTTGAAGAGAAAGCAAACGCTCGCGCACTGGATATGGAGAAGGAAATTGCCTCCGCCGCTGGCAAGTGCGAAGAAAACATCTACCACGCTGGCCCGGTCGGTTTCGAGGCAATGTGGGACAAAATTTTAGTCTTAGAGGATCGCTTCCGTTCAGGATACGAATGTGACAAATGCGAGGAAACAGGCAAGCTCCCGTGTACGTCTTGTGATAACGGCCATTCGCGCGTCAACACGGAAATCATCTGCAAGGATTGTAACGGCACGCTTTACATTGCGTGTTCCGACTGCGGTGGCAAAGGCGTTCTTCTTGAAATCCCGCAATCTTCACAGCGCCGCCCAACCACCGGCCGCATCGTAAGCTGCGGATCTGACGTTTCACCGCAACTAAAGCGCGGCGATTCTGTCATGTATCCGAGCTTTTGCGGCGAAGTGATGGATCTGAAAGGCTCTGATGAGCAAGGCCGCGAGATCAGCATTGTCGTGCGGATGCTCAAAGACAAGGAAATCATCGCCCGTGTTACCGGCCACATGGAACTCCGCCGCGTGAGCAAGCAGCAATTCAACGTAGGCGGATGATGGCGATTAAGCGCAGTCATCCTTGCTTCAAGACAGCGCACCGAAGGATTGAAACCGCGTCTCATGCGATGTACAAGCTCAAGATTCTCGCTGAATGCGACGAGGCGAACGTAAAGCATCTCCTCCCAAGCATCGAAGAGATTCAGAGCAAGCTTGATGAGTTGCGTTACTCGCATTCAATCAAAGCGGACTAATGACTACTAAGTGGCTGTATATTCCAATTGTTAGGCTTGGCGTGGTGTTCGGAGGGCACGGAATCATCTTCTACCGAAGGAAGTCCCATCACTCTGGATTGATTCGCGGTATTACCAATCGAACTATATTCGGATTCGTTTGGAAAGAACTTCGATTCTGGAGACCACGGCCGGAGCTTAGATAGTGCAATGGCTTCCCATCCCCCTACGCGGCGAGCCGGAGCTTGACCAGGCTGCTATAAGGCTCAACGCTCTTGGTAGCCTGTTCTTCTTCGTTGGTTACGTCCTAGACAAGCACCGCCTACGCGAATTCCACCGTCAGCTTTGTTCCTCGCTCGAAACAGAAGACCTCCACGCGGTAATCGAAGTGCCGATGCTCCACTTCAAGACGACCTGTGGCAACGAGGGCCTTTCAATGTGGTGGGCGCTTCCATTCAACGCCAAGGACGAGTTCATGATGCGGGAACTCGGCTACGGCGACGAGTGGATTCGCTGGATGAAGAAAGCCCATAACCAGAACACGCGCACGCTCATCACGCACGAAGTTGAGGGTTTGGCGCTCAAGATGGGCAAGGCGATAGACAACCACTATCAGCATAACGACCGCTTCCGCCACACGTTCCCAGAGATTATACCGACCACCGAGACTTGGAACGATCACTCGAAGTACCAGAAGCGCACAGTCAACAATCACACCGAGGGGACGTTCGAGTATCGTGGCGTAGGGCAATCGGTACAGTCCATCCACATTGACAGTATCATCGAGGACGACAATGTCGGTAAGGACGCCCAAAAGTCCTTGAATGACGGCGACGGTCGCGTGATGGAGACGGCGATTGAATATCACCGAATCGTTTCAACGCGCTACGACCCAGCCTCTTTCACAAAGACTGGACTCGGTCGCCATCTGGTAATCGGTAATCGTTGGGCACCAAAAGACCTCAACGGATACATCCGCAAGAACCAGCCCGAGTTCAGGATTGAGAGCCACTCGGCGGAGGGTGGCTGTTGTCCGCTACACCCAGCAGGCTACCCATTGTTCCCCGAAGAGTTCGACATGGAGCGGCTTGCAACGATGCGGAGCACGCTCGGCCCGTTCAATTATTCCCACTTCTTTCTTAACCAAGAGGTGATGCAAGAAGAGTGCATCTTCAAAGTCGGCTGGATTCGCCACTACCGCTACCGTGCGTCCAACCCCGATCTTCCGCTAGACGACCCGACCAACTTCCTGATGATTGAGCACGAAGTAAACGACGGTGAGGCAGTCGAGGACTTCCCGGTCGGATCGCTCCATCTGCGAATGATTATCGATCTGGCCCACGCAAAGAAGAAAAAACGTTGCAAGCACGTGATCCTGATTGTTGGTTTGGACAGCGAGACGGATAATCTCTATTTGCTCGATGTATGGGCGAAGGCGGCTCCGTACAGCGACCTCGTTGGAAATATGTACAAGATGGCAGAGAAGTGGGGAATGAGGACCGCGTACCTTGAAACCGTCGCCGCTCAGAACTTGCTAAAGTTCTACTTCGATGAACGCAATCGCTCCGACAAGCGCAAGCTTTTCATCGAGGAGCTGGCCTACGACAACTCCGACAACGCCAAAAAGAACAGAATTGAGGCGATGGAGCCGGTCTACAAGAACGGGCAATTCTGGTGTCATAGAAGCCATACGGAGTTTCACGAAGAGTACGACACGTACCCGGCCAGTTCAACGATTGACGTGCTCGATACTTTGGGCTACGTCCCCGAGCTGTTCAACAACATCCGTCGCAAGAACGCTTATACCGAGATGAAGAGACGCGCTGAGGAGTTCAGGGATCGTAGAGTGAGCGTAACCGGCTATTGATTAAACGCGGTTTCCGCTTATACTAACAACCGATGCCGGACGAACTCACGGACGCCAAAGAGAAACCATCCATCTCGTCGCGTCTATCGGTATCCTTCCCTGAGAATAAAGAGTTCGAGCTGCACAACGCCAACTTCGGCGAGTCCATTGACAAGCAAATAGAGAACTGGCTGCACGAAACCATCCGCGTCTGGAAAGAGTCCTACACCGTCCTATTCGAGCAGAAAGTCCCACGCTGGCGGGAGATAATTCTTGGCAAACCAAAAGACAGAGAGAAGTCTTTCCCGTGGCCCAACGCATCAAACCTCGTCATTCAGGTTGTCGGTCAACGAAACGATGATATTGCTGCTCGTGTTATGGGACTGGTTTGGAGTACTTCTCCTGTCAGCATCTTCCGTTACTTCTACAAATCCGGCGACCCCGAGCGCGACCAAAAGAAAAAGCAAGTCCTAGAACAGTTCATCGACAACGTAGCCTACGAGCCGAAAGAGCTGGACCTCTACCGCAAAGAGAACATCTGGTTCAGCCAATCAGCTGGCCTAGGAACGGCATTCGTCAAAGCCTACCCGGACAAGCGCGTGAACGTTTCTGTCGTGGGCTACGATGACAAGACCAAGCGCACCGAGCTTGAAACCTCAGAAACCTATAACGGCCCCGCAGTTGATAATCTAAAGTTCGAGCAGGTCTTGGGCGACCCGCAAGCGCCGACGTGGGAAAAATCGCGGTTGAAGTGTCATATTCGCACCTTGAGCCGTCACGAGCTGCAAGAGCGGGCATTCTCTGGTTTCTATGACAAAGACAAAGTAAAAGAGATTCTGAACAAGCCTGACCGCCACGGGCCAGACTTGCAGACGCAGCGCACCCAGATCAAGAAAGGCATCACGACAGGTCAAGATGCAATTCTCGCTGAATGGGATTGTTACGAATGCTGGTTCTGGTGGTTCGTGACCGTTCGCTCAAAAGACGGCGGCAAGCCGCAAAAGGTTAAAGTCGATCTCACCTGGAGCTACCACTACAAAACACGCACCACGCTGCGGCAAGTGTTCAACTTCATGCCGGACAACGAAGTGCCGATTATCCCGACCAAACTCTCCATCTCGGATGAAGGCATACACGGGAGGGGTTATGCGGACATGCTCGAAAACTTCCAAGAGGAAGTCTCAACGACGCACAACCAAAGGATCGACGCGCGGACGATCGGCATCATCGGCTGCATACGAACGGACAATACGAACCTCGACAAGAATTTCGGCATTTATCCAGGATGTATTCTGCCCGGAACCAAAGATCAAACCGAGTGGATTCAAGCAAGAGAACCGGGTGACGGAGGCCTTCAGGACGAGGAGCTTACGCTTAGACTCGCGGACGAGCGAGCGGGCGTGGGACCAGCCGTGGCGGGTATGGGCGCTGGGGCCGTGGGCAAGAACAAACAATTCGGGAGTATGGGTACTCTTGCCGTCATGCAGGACGGAAATACTAGAGTCAACCATCGGGTATCGGATTTCAGGCACTCCCACGTCAAACTCGTCTCCCTCTGCACTGCGATGTATGGAAAGTTTGGCACTGGCGAACGAGGTAGCTTCTTTGGTCTAGATGACCACCTACTGAAAGAAGCCCTCTCGGATTATCTCGGCCATAAGGTCCGCATTCCTATCAGGGCAGCAACGGCATCGGCGAATCGTGAAGTTGAAAAGCAGAATCTGATGCTGTTGCGTAATTCTCTCTCGCAACACAACGTCGAACAGATTAAAATCATTCAGGCTATTATGTCTCAGTCGGACCCTGCCGTTAAGAAGCACCTGATGGATATTGTTCGCTCACAAGACCAACTGATGAAAGACACTTTCCGAGCGTTCGGATTCGATAACGCAGACGAATTTGTTCCCAAGATGCATTTTGAAGGAGGTTCTGGAAATGGCCCACAAGGTATCCCGAGCGGCCCCGGAGGCCAACCTCAAGCGCAGCCACCGCAGCCACAGCCCGGAGCTGCGCCTCAGGCTGACCCAACGCAGGTTTTGGGCGCGAGTGAACCGCAGCAAGGTAGATGAGTGCTGGAATTGGACGGGAAAGATTCAGCACGGCGGTTATGGAATATTTTTCTTCATTGATACCCAGATAGTCGCGCATCGCGTTGCATACATGTTGCTGGTTGGTCCTATACCCGAAGACAAAACAATTGACCACTTGTGCAGGAATCGCAAGTGCGTTAACCCGGCACATCTTGAACCTGTCTCGATAGCTGAAAACGTCATGCGTGGAGAAGGAATCTGCGCTCTCAACGCCAAGAAAACTCACTGCAAGCGCGGCCATGCGTTCACCGAAGAGAACACCTACATGAATGGCGGAAAGAGATTCTGCCGAGCGTGCCTCGCATGGCACTACGAGAACAGAAAAAATGCCAAGAAAGCCCAAGCTTCCAACAATTAACGCGCCTCAACGTCATTCAGCGTGGCCGCATCTTTTCGGAAATGTCCATCTTGCGGACAAGCTCACGCACAGTCCTGAATTTGAATTGCTGTTGAAGGACATTGCGCAGCACCGATCTGTCAACGCTGAGTTCCTGATTCACTTGGACGAGACGAAAGAACCAGGCAACGGAATGAAAACGCGAGGGATTATATGGTTAGCCGACCTGCTGTTAGCTCTGCCGGAAGCGGTAGAGAACTGGAAAAAGCAGCAAACCAGCCAGTAATCCCGCCGCCAGACAGCACGCGGATGCAGCGGACGCTGATGTGGCTGACGAAAGAATGGGGAATTCTAACGTACTACATCCTTCGCCAGCACAAGAGCGGACGAATTGAGCTGCACGTCAGTCAGGGAACAGTCGTAGCGGTTTCGTGGAGCGAGGGCGCGAAGGACGAGAAATAGTTTGACAACGCCCTAGTCATACCTTAGATTTACAAAGTTAGGCCGAAACTAGAACCCTCCTGCGGAGGGGATTCAAGAGGCTGGATGCGAAAGCATCTGGCCTTTTTGCTTTTCAGGAGCAAATGAATGGCATGGCCGTTTGACAAGAAAGAGGGAGAAACGAAAACGCCCGAGCAATCGAAAGAAGAGGCCGCCGCTTTTATCTCGCAGCTCCGCACATCCTTTCAGGAAGATTTGAAGCCGCTGCAAGACAAACTCTCAGCTCAAGACCAGCGTTTCGCCGACATCGAATCAAAGCTCACACGCCCCGCACCGCAGCCAAATCCTGACGGCAACAAGCTCCCTACGATCTGGGATGACGAGGACGGCAGCGCGGCAATCAACGCTCGACTCGGCCCGGTCGTTGTCGAAACAGTTCAGCTCAAAGCGCGTCTGGTAGAAAACGACGTGATTGCTGAGCTCCGCGAAAAGGGCTGGAGCGAATACATTCCCGACATCCGCAAGGTTCTTGCCGACACTCCCATCACCGAAAAAGCGAAGCCCACGTATGAGAACTACGTGCGCGGCGCTGTGAAGATGGTCATCGGCGACAAGGCAATGTCGGGCGGTTTGCGCCGTGACGCGCAGAACAATCGGTTCTTCATCGAAGATGGCTCTGGTGCTGGCGAAGGGGCAAGCACGGAAGAAGCGCAACAGCTACGCGAAGAGTCCGCTGGCCGCTACGGAACCATCGAAAACGTGGACAACTGGGCACAGAAGATGGGCATCAGCG